GTAGAAGAAATCCAACCAACAGAAAGCGAGACAGCTGTGGAGAATACTCCAGAGACAGTTGCAGCACCAGTAGAGGCAGCAGCAGTTGAAGCTGCTCGTCCTGTTGTTACTGCAACTACATTTGTGCGTGAGCGCATTGCACCAATCACATCAGCGCAGTACCTAGAAGCCAACATCAAGGCAGCACTTGGTGATGACGAAGCTCGTCGCGTAGTTCGCGCAGCGGATGACTCAACATCAACAAACACAGGCCTTACACTTGCACCACACCTAAACACTTTTATCACTGACACCTTTACAGGTCGTCCAGCGTTCGAAGCATCAACACGTGCAGCACTAATCGATAACGGCATGAGCTTCACAGTTCCACGCCTTTATACAAACGCTGCTTCAGCAGACACTGCACCAACAGTTGCAGACACAAACGAAGGTGCAGCACCATCAGAAACAGGCATGACATCTGCATTCGACACAGTCAACGTTAACAAGTTCTCAGGACTACAGCGCGTATCATTCGAGCTTGTAGATCGTTCATCACCTGCGTTCATGGAACTAATGATGGTTGAACTTCGCAAGGCATACGAGAAGGCAACAGATGCAGCACTTCTAGCAGAGTTTTTTGGTTCAGGTACAACAGCCGCAGCAACAGCAGCGACAGCAGCAGGACTACAGTCATTCATATCTGTAGAAGGTGCAGCAGCATACAAGGGTACAGGCGGAGATTTTGCTAACAAGCTAGTTGCTTCAACTGACCAATGGGCTGCTATCACAGGATACGCAGACACAACAGGTCGCGCACTCTACTCAGCACAAGGCGCAACATACAACGCATCAGGTACAGCAGTAGCAACATCTGTTCGCGGAAACGTTCTTGGAACTGACTTGATCGTAGATCACAACATCACAACTTCAGGCGTAGTCGATAACTCAGCATACTTGGTTGCTCCATCATCAGTGTATGTTTGGGAATCACCACAAACACAACTTCGTGTTAATGTATTAACATCTGGCGAAATTGAGATCAACCTTTACGGCTATTTAGCAGTTTACCTTGCTAAGTCAGGTAAGGGCGTTCGCAAGTTCAACCTAACTTAATAGGTTACTAAGTCGCTCTGAGGGGCAGTGCCCTTCTGCCCCTCAGGGTCTTTAGAAAGGATTGAAATGTCAGTCACAACCGTTGCTTCTTTGAGAAGCACTCTTGGCGTGGGTACCTTGTATCCAGACGCGACCCTTCAATCTGTTTGTGATGCATCCGATGCAGTTCTTCTGCCGATGCTATGGAATAACTATCAATTCAATTCCCTACAAAGCAACACAACTACTGAAGGCACTTTGTACTTTGACACAGAGATCCAAGATGTGTTTTATGTAGGCCAGTCGGTAGTGATCACCGGTAATGGTTCACCATTCAACGGCACAAAGACACTAACAGCAGTCGGTGAAGATTCAATAACATTCGCTGTAACTGGTAGCCCAACAGCAACAGTAAAGCATGCAGTTGCTCCATTAGGTCAGGTAGCAGGTGCAACCAATGTTGACTGGACTACCGATGCAGCAGTAATTCAAGCAAGTTTGATGGTATCTGTTGAGATATGGCAAGCATCTACCGCCACCCTTTCAGGCAGTAATGCTGTCGATTTCCAGCCAAGCCCTTACCGAATGAGCGCACAGCTTCTCGCTAAGGTGCGAGGATTGATCGCCCACGCACTAAGTCCTAATTCGATGGTGGGATAATGACAGTTGCCATCACACTACTTAGAACGACACTAGCCGAGGCTCTTCAAGACGATAGTAAATATCAAGTCTTTGCATTCCCTCCAGCCACAGTTTTAGCCAATTCAGTTATCGTTACTCCAGATGATCCTTATCTGACCCCTAACAATAATCAACACATCACTATTAGCCCAACGGCCAATTTCAAGATCATCATGACAGTGCCTTTGTTTGACAATGAAGGCAATCTTAACGGCATAGAAGATACTGTTTGTAGCGTGTTCGCTAAGCTCGCAGATTCATCTTTGACCTATAATGTAAGCGCGATCAGCGCACCTAGCGTTCTCAATGCTGCTTCGGGAGACCTTCTCAGCTGCGAGATGTCCGTCAATATCCTTACGAGTTGGAGTTAATATGTCCGAGTGGGAAAAAGAAAACGAAGCCTTCTTGATCAAGATCGGGCAGGTAGCACCAACAACAGCAAAGCCAGCAACTACAAAGAAAGAAGAGGAATAATCTCATGGCTGTATTTCTAAATAACAATGTGGGCGTGAAGATTAACTCTGTTGATCTTTCAGACCATGTCACAGCAGTAACACTTAACCGCGTATTCGATGAACTTGAAGTAACTGCAATGGGTGATTCATCACACAAGTTCGTTAAGGGCTTGGAATCATCTACTGTAACAATCGACTTCTTATCAGACGCAGCAGCAGCCAATGTCAACGCGACACTTCAGGCTGCATGGGGAACAACAGTTACAGCAGTATTCCTACAGACAAAGGGGACAGCAGTCTCAGCGACAAACCCTCTGTACACTGTCTCACTGTTGATCAACAACACAACAGACATCAATGGTGCTGTTGGTGACATCGGAATGCAAAGCATTACATTTACTGCTAACTCAACTATTGCAGTAGCAACTTCAGGCACATTCTAAACAACTAACAAAGGGGCAAACCATGGCAAAACTAAAGATCGTTCGTACAGATGGAAGTGAGTTAATCGGTGACATCACGCCTAGCGTGGAATACTCATTTGAGCTACATCACAAAAAAGGTTTTCATCGTGCCTTTCGTGAAGACGAGATGCAGTCAATGCTCTTCTGGTTGTCGTGGGAAATAGTACGCAGGTCAGGTGAAACTGTTAAGCCGTTTGGGCTGGAGTTCATTGACACGCTTCGCAGCGTGGAAGTGTTGGACTCTGACCCTTTAGCTTAAAGCGCGATCTTCCATTCACCTATCTAATTGCTCGCTTGAGCATTAGGTTGGGGATTGCGCCACAGCACTTATTAGAGCTAGATCCGACAATGCTTGAGGCATTGTTACAGGGTCTCAAGGATGAAGCGAAGGAGGTCAACGATGCCAACAGAATTAAAAGGCGCGGTTGAACTCCGTAAAGCCTTGAAGAAGTTCACACCTGATCTGGCTAAGAATACTCAAAAGGAAATTGCTGGAATCCTTAAGCCAATTACTACTAAGGCGCGTGGCTTTATTCCTAGCACAGCACCTTTAAGTGGTTGGGCTAACAGCAATCAAAACGGTGCATGGTCTAATCGAGTTTGGTCATCATCTGAAGCCAAGCGTGGCATTGGGTATAAGACAACACCATCAAAGCCTAATCGCAAAGGATTTAGATCATTGGCTCGCATTGTCAATGCTTCTATCTCTGGATCTATCTATGAGACTGCTGGCCGCGTTAATCCACAAGGCAGACCACAAGCTCCTATGTCTAGAGTAGTTGCTCCTCGTCATGAGAATTATGGCAAGATGACTCGCTCTGGTAACAAGGGTCAATCCATGAGCAATAACCCTAACGCTGGTCAACAGTTTATTGACTCAATGAATCAAACAGGCCAGATAGTTAATGCTTATTCAAGAGCAGCAGGTCAAGCAGGTCGCGCTTCTCGCAAATTGAAAGGCCGTGCAATCTTTCGTGCATGGGCAGAAGATCAAGGCAAGGCTAACGCAGCTGTAGTCAAAGCTATTCAAAAATCAAAGATTGAGTTTGAAAAACGGAGAGTGCGATAATGGCGGCAGATGTAAGAATTGACATAGCCGCTGAGTTTGTTGGAGCAAAGGCTTTCAAGAAAGCAGATCAAGCCACTGCAAAACTAAGCAGAAGTGTTAAAGGACTTGCTGCAACTTTAGGTGTTGCTTTCGGTGTCCGTGGCATTGGTCGAGCAGTCAAAGCATTTGCAGAAGATGACAAGGCAGCTAGAGCATTAGGACAGACACTTAACAACCTGGGTCTGGCTTTCGGCAGTAACGCAGCAACGGTCAATGGCTACATCTCGCGCCTAGAGCAACAGACAGGTGTGCTGGATGATGAACTTCGTCCGGCTATGGATAGATTCCTTCGAGCCACTTTGTCAGTTACTAAGTCTCAAGAATTACTTAACCTTGCATTAGACATCTCAGCTGGTACAGGTAAGAGTCTTACTCAAGTCTCACAGAGCCTACAGAAGGCTTACCTAGGACAGAATCAAGCACTAGGCCGATTGGGCGTAGGACTCAGCAAGGCAGAACTTACTTCATCCTCATTCGAAGAGATCCAGCAACGCCTCAATGTTCTCTTCGCAGGACAGGCATCACTTGCAGCAAGTACTTATGCAGGTGAACTAGCCAAGTTACAAGTAGCGGCTAACAATGCTAAAGAGACTATTGGTAAAGGCTTTGTCGATGCACTCAAGACTGCTTCAGGGTCTAGCACTATTGATCCAATCATCGAAGGCATAGGCAAAGTATCTAACGCCATTGCAGCCTTCACTCGTGAGACTGGCAAGGCTATTGCCATTACCAAGTCTTTGTTTGACCCTCAGAACTTCTTCTTTATGAAAAACCCTGTTGGTGGCTTCAAGGGCTTAGGCAATATCTCAATGACTGTATCTTCACAGGATACTCAGAAGGCAGATGCAGCGGCAGCGGCTAAGGCAGCAGCTGCACAACTCAAGTCAACTAACGCTTTGACAAAATCTACTAAAGACAATCTCAAAATCTCTAAGGCTAAGGCTATCTTTGACCTACAGAAGATCCAAATTGAGGCAGCACTCAAGGGTAAGATTTCAGAAGAAGATCGTGTCCGTTTGTTGCTTATGAAGGCTATCGAGGATGAGAATATATCTCAGATCGAGAAGTACACAAAGCTGCTAGATGAAGCACAGAAAAAGACTGTTGAACTTCGAGACATCCTTAAAGGCGAAGCACCATTTACATCATGGCTAAGTGGTATCAATCAAGTACTTGCTGGCATGTTCGCCATTGGCACACAGATCCAAGCTAATGGCCGTGAATGGTCATCGTACGCCAATATGGTTGCTACTACAGTCATCCAGTCAAACGGCAAAGAATTCAGCTCATCCTTTAGCCCTTCAGCAACTTTACCTGTATCAGGCACTTCTGCTGCTGGCACTGTCAATGTGACAGTCAATGCAGGCGTTGGAGATCCAGAAGCCATCGCTAGAGTTATCGAAGATACTTTAAGACAGTCAACTTACCGTGGCACAGGTGGGCTGCTGGCTATATGACATGGGATCCAGATTGGCGCATCACTGTTGGCACTACTGTTTATAACAATGTGCAACAGGTTAACCTTACTGTAGGTCGAATAGACATTGACCGACAATGTCAGGCTGGCTATGCTCGCATGGACATAGTCAACACAGGCACTACTGCCTTTGACATAGATGTGACAGATGCACTCAAGCTAGANGTCAAAGATTCAACTGGCACTTATGTGGATGTATTCGGTGGCGAGGTTTCAGACTTCTCCATCTCAGCTCGTACTCCAGATGAGACAGGATTCTTAACTATCGGCTCTGTCTTGGCTGTTGGTCAACTGGCTAAATTACCTAAGGCTCTCTGGACGGGTGCGCTGACTCAGGACTTAGATGGCGCACAACTTNCAGACATCTTCGCAAGCCTTACATCCTTGACTACAGGTGAAGTTGATGCAGGCGGATACGAGATGATCGCTCGTAATGCTGATCCAATAGTTATGTCAGACATTGTGACTCTTATTGCAGACAGTGGCATTGGGCAGATTTACGAGGACAAGCAAGGTCGAGTCTGTTTTGCAGATGCAGATCATCGCACTGTCTATCTTGATGCTAATGGATACACAGACCTAGATGCCAACTATGCCTATCCTTCCAGCATTAGGTCAATCCTACAGATCGGCAAGATCCGCAATTCTCTTTCGGTTGATTACAATAATAATTATGCTTCTAACCTGACAGATGATGATGCTACCTCCATTGCTACTTATGGTCTGTTCGCTAAGAAGTTTCAATCTAATATTAAGCACACAGCAGACATGACAGACCTCTTGACTAGAGAGTTAGCCCTTAGAGCTGAGCCTCGTACTCAACTAGATTCAGTCACCTTTAGGCTAGATGATCCTAACTTGCCAGATGCCATGAGAGATAACCTAATCAACATATTCTTCGGTGAGCCAATCCTTCTAACTAACCTGCCAACCAATATGCTCAATGGTGAGTTTGGTGGCTTTGTTGAAGGCTGGACTATGAGTGCTACACCTTCAAGGGTTGACCTCAAGATCTATGCAAGCCCTGTTGAGTTCTCCATTGTGCCGCCACAGTGGGCTACAGTCACACCTGACACAATGGTTTGGAATGATGTAAATGCTACACTTAT